CGATGGGGGGTGGTACCTGATGATATATACCACCATATACCCGTGAGCTATTCAAATCCAAATTACCATTTCGTGCAAACCAACGATATGGTCTAGAACCCGTGGACACTTCAAAATGACTTCACTTTTCGGGGTTCAATTTCATCCAAAAGGAGTGTGATAGCCCCAAGAGTGTCCATTACTTTTGTTGGGACAAGATGACAAGATGCGAGTTCTGAAATTTCGTTGTGCAGTCGCTTTTGAAGGTCGATGATGGTATCGATGCGTTGTTCTAAGTCAGGCATTGTGTCCCCTTGTTTGTTTGTTCGTATTCGAAATTTAGAGCATGTGGTGGTGCCATGGTCAAGGGAAAACAAGAGTTATCCAAACCCAAATGACCATATTCCTGACATCAAGAAAATGGTCGCCATTTCAAACCTGTTTGTAATGAACCTCCAAAAAAGCCTTTTAAATCAACAGCTTGTGATACACTTTTCATATAGTATATAGGGTACTTAAATTTACCCTCAAAAAGAACGGCATTTTTAACAAGATTAAAAAAACCGAGTTGCCCCATTATTACGATTGTGCTATAGTTAATTACCAAACAAAAGGAGAATAAATGCAACTATCTAAGCAACAGCAGGAAGCTATTGACTACTGCATGAATAACCCCAACCAGTCTGTGACAATCTTCGGATATGCAGGGACAGGGAAGAGTACAATCCTGTCGGAGTTGATGAGGCGTATGGATGAGGAAGGAACAAAGTACATCTTTACAGCACCAACGAATAAGGCTGTCAGAGTGCTTCAGAATAAGGGTGTGAATGCGTCAACGCTGTTCTCGTTCTTGTTTAAGGCATCGACACCTCTTATGACAGAGAAGGTGGCTCAGCACTACGAGAACCTTAAGGCAAGGTACAGGGATACAAAGGACAAACTGGTATTGGAGGAAATACAGCTTCTTCATAAGCAGTACAGCACAATTATACCTGTTGATGCGATAAGCAAGGAAGATGCTGTAGGGATGACGGTGATTATTGATGAGTGTTCGATGGTTGGAAGGAAAGTGTACGGTGAAAAATTAGAGAAGCTGGGAATGCGTATTATTGCCGTGGGTGACCCCGAGCAGTTGCCACCAGTGAAAGATGAGCTGTATTTCTCGAAAGCTGATTTTACCTTGACTGAGGTTTTTAGGACAGCACTCGATAATCCAATCCTTGCCCTTGCAACGAAGACGAGAGGGAAGGAGGGGGAATGGCTGAAACTTGATAGCCTGCTTGGGAATGAGTTTGGGTATATGTGTGAAACTCTACCGATTGAAGAGATTGCTGAGATGATGAAGGACTATGACCAGACCATTTGCTACACGAACAAGACACGCAAGATGCTAAATCAGGAAACACGCAAGGCTCGTGGAATCAAGAGCGTTATACCAATAAAAGGTGAGCGATTGATTCTCAAGAATACGGTGATTGGGGAAGACGTGTTTGTGAATGGAGAGATAATTGAGGTGAAGTCTTCAAGGCTTATTAAGGGGAACAAAACTGGGAAGCTGAGAATGAGGTTTGAGCGAACTGGTGAGGACACACAATTTGAGAAAACATTCTTTGGAGAGAACATTAATCTTGACCAACACTGGCCTGATTTTGGTGCTGTTTCCAACCAAACTCTCAAAGCAGATTACGGGTACGCCATCACTGGACACGCATCTCAAGGGAGTGAATACGACACTGTTTTGATAGTCTTGGAACGTCGGTCTGTTAATCGACAATGGTTCTATACGGCACTCACAAGAGCGAAACAGCGTGCGTTGATTGCAGTGGTGGAGTGATTTCTTCTCTCTTCCCTAAGATGCAAGCTTGCTACAGTTGACGTGTTATCAGTTGTTGGCTTCGCTATCTACTGTCTGAGTGTGGGGTGGGTTTCTTTGGTGAGTCTGGAGCAAAACTGTAGAACTATCTCGCAAAGCGACTTAACCCCGCCCCCCCATAAGAGGGCTTGAGTTCTACAGGGAGCTAATAATGCAGGAAGATTGGTTTCTTCGGAGCCGTCTATCGCTTCATACTGTATCATGGGTTCATCTAGTAATCCCCACAACGGTGTGTCTTTCTCATCCAGCCTCTAGAAGACCGCTTACCCCCTCAACACACTTCACTTCGGGTTCTCCCATGGTTCTGGCAGGAGCTTCATCATTAGGTACCAGCAAGTCGTCAATCATTTCCTAATGGCATTCCTTGTTTTTCAGTTCTCGATTGAAAACACAAGCAAAACGGACGGCTTTAACAGCAAGGACAATTATGCAATATTTCTTCAGACTCGACAAGTGTTTTTTTTGTGGTTAATGTAAAAACAAGGAGGCTCTATGAGAATTGAAACAGGCGTAAAGACACTCTTTATCAAGAAGGCTCTTGCATCATTCCATCCAGATACCGCTCAGGCTGTTCTTCTCGCTGTAGCAGAGGGGACGACACTTACCAGTTTAAAGAGGCAGGGGGTAATCAAGAGTGAGTCGGATGTGATGCTTTGGTGCAAAGCGTTTGATGACTTCAGGGAGGCGTATATTGAGGCGATAGAGATGGGGGCATCAGTCCTTGCTTACCAGACACTCGATGTTGCGGAAGACCCAACCATTACAGATGGCATGAGAATGTCTATGATTAAGTCGAGAATGTGGATTGCAGGGAAACACAACGAAACCTATCAGGATAAGCAGACAATCAAGAATGAGAATGTGAATGCAGGATTAACCCAGCAGGAACTCGAGGCCAAGAAAGAGCAAATCCTCAAACAAATACAGGCCATGACACAAACACTTTCCCAAGAATAAAAAAACCCCACTCTGCTTGTCAAAAACGAGAATGGGGGGAGGCAGTCGAATTGGGAGGAAGAAAAAATGCTAACAGAAACTATAGCAGAAATCCACTCAAAGGTAACACTCACGAAAGAAGGTGTCAAGTGGAACACGTTTTTGAAAGCCTAGAACATTTAGGGCAGGGGAAGCAGAAGATTTGCAAGAAGTGCGGAAAGAGGGAAACCCCTCAGACACTCAAAGACCCATGCGATGGTGGTTCGCCTATGTCATGGTCAAAGCTTCCTGTATTTGCAAAAGGAAAAGATTATGACCCATTCAGCAGAACTTAATGCCCTCATTAATCAGATTGCTGAGATTGAAGCGATACAGGCGAAGGCTAAGGCAGAAAACAAGCTATTTCATGTTTACCCAGACACAGGAAGATTTGCTAGAGAGAAATACAGGAAGCACACTGACTTCTTTAATGCCAAAGATAGACAACTCTTGATACTCGGGGGCAACCGAAGCGGGAAGACATTTGCAGGAAGTTATGCCGTAGCGTGTCATCTCACAGGATTGTACCCAAAGTGGTGGACAGGACGGAGATTTGAGCATCCCATTCAGGCGTGGTGTGCGGGTCTAACCAATGAGGCGACTCGGGACATTATTCAGTTAGAGCTTCTTGGCAATCCTGCTAAAGGAGAGGAGGGGGAGAAGACAACGACAGGGACAGGGATGATACCAAAGTCCTGCATCGGGAAGGTCACATGGAAGCAGGGAATACCTGACTTCGTGGATATTGTCGCTATCAAGCACGTCACAGGTGGATACTCTTATTTGGGGATGAAGACGTACGGGCAGGGAAGAGAATCGTTCCAAGGGACAGCAAAAGACCTGATATGGTTTGACGAAGAACCTCCAGCAGACGTTTATGAGGAGGCACTCACTCGGACAGCAACAACAGGGGGGATGATTATGCTCACGTTTACTCCTCTACTTGGTTTGTCAAAGGTTATCCAGATGTTCCTGCCTGACAATCGAATCACGGAAGGGTCTATTGACGGGAAAACCGTTGTTAATGTGACGTGGGATGACGTTCCCCATCTTGACGAAGAGGCAAAGGCTGAGCTTTTAAAATCCTACCTTCCTCACACACGAGATGCACGTTCCAAGGGGATACCTGTTCTCGGTTCGGGTGTGATTTACCCTATCAGTGAGGATGACATTACGGTCAAACCATTCGATATTCCAAAACACTGGCCACGGTTCTACGGAATGGACGTAGGGTGGGAGGTAACGTGTGGAATTTGGGGTGCTTATGATGAACAATCTGATATTGTCTACGCTTACTCGGAGCATTACATGAAACACGCTGAACCTGTTATTCATGCCTCATCAATCAAAGCCAGAGGAGAATGGATTGTTGGTGCGATTGACCCTGCGTCTAGGGGGCGAAATCAGGTAGATGGTCGGGACTTGTACTCAATGTATCTTGACCTTGGTCTCAATCTTATTCCTGCAAACAACAGTGTTGAAACAGGGATTTATGAGGTCTGGCAAAGGCTCTCTACAGGAAGACTAAAGATATTCAACACCCTCACGAATTTTCTGTCGGAGTACAGGGTTTATCAGAGGGATGAGGACGGTAAGATATTGAAAAAGAATGACCATTTATGTGATTCAACACGCTATATGATATTGAGTGGCTTTGGCGTTAAGAGGGTCAACCCTGCTCTAACAATGGATATGCCGTCACAGTATAGAAGCCCACAAGGGTCAGTTGTCTATAGTGAGTTCTCTCCTTTTTGATTCTATAACGGTCGTTATATAATTAACTTGACAGTATGATTGATAAAATCTATCGTTAACTAAATTTTGATAGGAAAAAACTATGTGTTTAATGCAACAACCAGTTACCGTTCCAGATGCTAGTCCTCCAAAAGTAACTCCACCCGCCAAGTCGCCAGAGAACGCAGGCCAACTTGCAACCAATGATGTGGCAAGACGGAGGGGATTAATGGGCGCGGCACAGAACGTATCAACCACGGGCATGGGATTGACAGGGCAGGCAGGGACAACAAATGCCAATATGTCTGCATTTAAGGCTTTAACAGGTACATCATATTTGGGTTAATATGCTTCAATCATTCCTCGATGAAACGGTGACAGAGAATAAGGCCATTTCAGGTGAGAAGGCGAGTAAACTCAAAACAGACCTGAGAAGACGGCTTCATGATTTGAAGTCTAGGCGTTCAATGCACCTCAAGAGATGGGAAGAGATTGCAAAGGTTGTTGCCACCGACAAGCTCCCAAGACTCAGGGAGATGATTTACAATAGACCGCCCACAAGCAATGACCTGATTATTGACAACACAGGTATCATTGCCCTCAGAACACTGGTTGCGGGCCTTCAAAGTAACCTTGTGAGTCCATCAAAACCTTGGTTTAAACTCACGGCAGGAGAAGAGTTTGTTAATGACCCAGAGGTGAAGGTTTATCTCTCGCACGTTGAACGTATCATGAAGATGATGATGTCACAGTCAAACTTCTATGAAGAGTTGGGTGTTGTATTTCAGAACCTGTGTGCGTTTGGAACAGGGGCGATTGTCATTCTTGAGGATGAGAGGGATGGCATTCGATGTTATACACCTCCTATCGGCGAGTTCATGGCAGGGGTTGATAATCGGAATGATGTGACGGTCTTTTACCGTGAATACTCTATGACAGCTTACGCTATGAATGAGGAGTTTGGGTACAACAATCTGTCTAAGAAAATACAGATGATGCTTGATGACCAAACAAATCTTGATACAGAGTTCAAGGTTTATCATGTCATTCAAAGAAACAAGGACTTTAATCCTAAGGAAAAAGGAAGGAAGGCCCACGAGTATATCAATGTCTATTGGGAAGATGGGGCAGAAAATGACCAATTCCTGAGATATGGTGGGTTCAAGGAAAAGCCCTTCTGTGTTGTGAGATGGCATAGAAATGACAATGATGTGTATGGTCGCTCTCCTGCTGATGATGCTTTGGGGGATTTAAAGCATCTACAGTTTGACCAACTCCGTAAATCACAGGGGATTGAGAAGCACGTTAATCCTCCCATGATTGCGGATAGCTCTCTTCGGGGTGAGCCTGCATCTACACTTCCCAATGGCGTGACTTACATCAACAACCCTAATACAAACATTGGATTCAAGCCTATTTATCAGGTTCCGCCAGACCTCAGTGGTTTGATGGAGGATATTCAGGACGTGAGAATCCGCATTGAGAGAAGTTTCCATACAGACCTCCTGATGATGCTTGATAGACTTCAAGGTGTTCAACCTCGCAGTCAGTTTGAGCTTCTCAAGCGTGAAGGCGAGAAGATTACCCAGATGTCGCCTATTATTGAGCGGTTAGAGAGAGAGCTTCTCAGTCCTTGTATTGATAGGGTCTACGCTATTGGTGAGCGGTTTGGTGCGTTTCCAAAGCCACCTGAGAGCCTTCAAGGAAGAAGCCTTGAGATTAAGTATGTGTCTGCCCTATCCATTGCACAGAAAGCAGCGAGTACAGCAAGCCTTGAGCAGTTCTTGGCATTCGTTGGAAACCTTACCGCTGTGTTTCCTGAGCTTCGTGACCGCATTAATATTGATTTCGTGGCTGATAAATATGCAGAAGATACGGGTGTTGACCCACAAGTCCTTATACCCGTGAAGGATGCGAACCAAGCTAGACAGGCTCAGCAACAGCAGATGCAACAACAGCAAATGATGGAGCAAGGGCTGATGGGGGCAGAGAGTGCGAAACTGCTTTCCGAAACCGATGTCGGTGGTGGCAAGTCAGCCCTAAGTCAAGTCTTTGGAATGGGTGGAGGCATGAATGTTGGATGATGTTTTAAATATTGCTGACTTGAAATCTGGTCGGATTGGAACATCTGGCCACGATAGAGGGCAGAGGGATGAAACAAGAAACAGCATTGTTCATCTTCTCGGCAATCCTTATGGAAGGGAGTTTTTATTCACCTTCCTAAGGGAAATGGGGTGCTTTGGTCAGTCGACATTTGACCAATCCCCGACTGCAAGTGCGTACCTTGAGGGAAGACGAAGTGCAGGAAACAGGCTCTTGCAGCTTCTCAAGGAAATAGCACCAGACCAAACATATATGATGATTCGTGAAGGAGAGAAATATGACAGATGAAGTAACCCATGAAACTTTAACAACAGAGAGCGTTCTTGAAGATGTGGATTTCTTGGACACACCTGTGGAGGAACCCACCAAAAGCGACGAATCAAAACAGGAAGAGAAGCCTGTTGAGGAAGGAAAGCCAGAAGAGGCAAAGGAAAATATTTCTTACAAGATTCCAGAAGGATACAAGGAAGAAGACCTTGATAAAGAGCTACTCACTCAGTTCAATGAAGTGGCTAAAAAGGCAGGATTGTCCCAAGACACCTACGATACTTTATTTAAGAAGTATGCGTACGGCGTTGAAAAATACCAAGAAAAGTTATTTGAGCAAGTTGTTAAACAGCAGACAGAGTGGAAGCGTCAAATTGAGAATGACGCAGAGATTGGTGGGGACAACAAGGATAAAACCTTGCTTTCCATTAATCAGATGCTGAAAACTGTAGGAGGTGAGAGTGAGGTAGCAGAATTTAAGAAAGCCATGAGAGAAACAGGTGCAGGGAATAACCCTGTCATTGTGAAGTTCCTTGCTAGGGCATCCAAAATGGTGACCGAAGGAGGGTATGTAACAGGTGGAACAGTGAAGAACACTCCATCTGGGACAGAGAAGTACTTCAATAAAATCTTTGGGGAAATGGATTCCTACAAAGATGCCAAACAGAAAGGATAATGTATGGCGATTACTGGAACAACAGTTCTGACGTTGCATGATTATGCAAAACGGTTCGGAGATAAAGATAGTGGCGTTTCTGAGGGTGTGGTTGAGATGCTGTCCCAATGGAACGGTATTCTTGATGATGCGATGTGGAAACAATCCAATCAGTCTAACAGCAATGTGACAACTATTCGGACAGCATTGCCCACCGTCAGATGGGGTCAGCTCTATAAAGGAACGCCAAATAGCAAGTCTTCAACCACAAAAATCGTGGATACAATGGGGATGCTTGAAGGGCAGTCTATTGTGGACACTCGGATGGAGCGTTACACAAAGGACATGAAGACGGCTATGGTTGATGAAAGCCATGCATTCTTCGAGTCTATGTCCAATGAATGGTGTTCGACATTATTCTATGGAAACGTAGCAGGTGCATCTGTTGATGACCCTTCTTCGTTCACAGGATTAACAGCACGCTATAACACCCTCTCTGGTAATATTGGCGGTCAGGTTATCTCTGGTGGTGGTTCAGGAAATGATAACTCGTCTATCTGGATTGTTCAGTGGGGCATTCGTTCATTAACCTGCATCTTCCCTGAGAACTCAACATCTGGGATTCAGAGTAAGTACAAAGGTGAGTTCCCTGTTCTCGATGGCGACAGCAATACCTACTATGCTCACCACACTTACTTCTCTTGGGATTCTGGTCTGACTGTTGCTGACTATCGTGGGGCTGTTCGTATCTGTAATATTGATATGTCCAATGCTCAAGCAAACTCTAGTGCTGCGAACTTGCCAAACTTGATTGCCCAAGGCCTCAAGAAACTTGGTCGCCCACAACAACGCTTTACAAATGCTCGTGATGCAGGAGCGAATAACGGCCTGAAAATGTCCAATTCAGGAAGTGTTCGTACAGTTATCTATATGAACCGTGGCTGTGAATCCCTGTTTGACCGTCAGATGAATGCGTTGACACCATACTTATCGCTTGGTGAAGGTGCAGGAACTTACTATCCAAATTTCCGTGGTATCCCTATTGTTATTTGCGATGCTATTTTAAACACCGAATCGACCGTGTCATAGGAGCGAATTATGTTGATTGACAGTTTACAGGTCTTAGAGCCTTCGAATACCGCACTGACAGTGACTCGGGCTTCCACAAACCATGTCGCTTTAGACATTGGTGGTGGAGATTGGGGCGTTGGTTGTAATCTTTATATTGATGCTATGGTGCAGACAGCCTTCACAGCGTCTGGTTCTGCGACATTGGTTATTGCTGTTCAAACAGATGATAACACATCATTCTCAAGCCCAACAACCTTGTACACATCACCATCTATTGCTGTGGCAAGTATGACAGCAGGAACAAAACTGCTGAATGCGATTAAGCTTCCTCGTGGTGCTGAGAAGTACGTTCGTTTGAACTTCACTGTTTCTACTGGTCCATTTACAGCAGGAACGTTGTTTGCTCATGTAACTGATATTGAACCTGCGGTTAATACAGCATACACAAGTGGACTTAACTTAGGATACATCTAGGAGTATTTATGGCTTTATACAAAACTTACGAACCTTGTGAAATTGACGCACAGCTTATCAGAGTTGACCCAGAATTGGGACGTGAGGTTCTGGTTTCAGATGACCATGTTCCCTCAATTACATGGGAACCTATTGATGAACCTGCACAAAGAGCAATGGAGAAACTGCAAACAAAGCGAAAGCTGACACAGCAAGCTGAGTTTGTTCTGAACCCAGAGCGTATTCGAGCAAAGTTTATGGCTGAGTACTACAAATCTCTTTCTGAGGGGGTTATTGACCCTGAGCTTAGTTCTTATGAATTAGGAGCAAGTAAGGAGGCGTTGCAGGAGCGTGCTGTTCAGATAGCATCTTCCAAAGCAAGAAGTAAATAAACCCTTAAAAGGAGTGGTTATGTCAGTCGTGGAAATTTGCAATTCGGCACTGTCTATGGTTGGGGCAAGAGCAACAATCACATCTTTAGATGAGGTGAGTAGTACAGCTAAGGCTTGCAAGGTTCACTATGACATGACCCGCAGGGAAGTGCAGATGGCTCTCGCATGGCCGTTCACAAGACGCTATGCAGACCTCTCTCTCTTGGGAGCAAAGGCAGGAACACCAGAGAATCTGGATGGAACGGCACTTGTGCCTGAGGGGGATTGGGCGTATGTTTATGCCTATCCAAGTGATTGTGTAAAGCCAATCTGGATTAAACCAAAGACAGAGGGGGAGATTGAAACTCCCTTTGTTAATTTGGGGAACGTTAGAGATGGTCAAAATAACTACATATATTTTGCAGAAGGAACACGCACAGACCTAACATCAGGATACCTTCAAAGGGTTCTCTATACCCACAAGGCAGGGGCAAATCTGATGTATGTGGCTGACGTTGAGGACACAAATATCTTTCCTTATGACTTCACAGAAACACTTACGAAGACCCTCGCATCTAAGCTTGTTATCGCACTGAATGGAGATAAAAACCTTCTCCAAGGAATAACAGCCGAATCAAAACAGCTTCTCGCAAGGGCAATGCAAGTTTATGGCCAAGAACATGAAAAAGATAAAAGGCCAGTTATTCTTGACCCCATGCCATCTATGATGATGGCAAGACAATCTGATAGCATGTCATCATTCTACCCTTATGGTTCATCTCTCTACCCATACACAGGTTACTAATGACCAATTCAATCTTTCAAACAAACTTTGGTAACGGTGAAATATCCCCTCATCTTCATGCTCGTGTAGACATTGACCTTTATGCGAATGGGGCAAAGACGATTAGAAACTTCTTTGTAAAACCTCAGGCAGGGGTCTGTAACAGAGCAGGCACTGAATTTGTTGGTGTATGTCGTGGTCAGAATCTAGACCCCAGTATTTCAGATGTTGTGAGATTAATCCCATTCCAGTTCAACGAGCAAGACAGCTATGCTCTTGAATTTGGTCATAAATATATGAGGGTTATTCGCAATGGTGGGTATGTCCTTGAAACAGATGAAGATAGTAATGTTATTCAAAGGTCTATTGTTAGCATTACAACAGCAACAGAGGCCGTTGTCACACTGACAACAGATGGAACAAAGCCTGTCTATGGTTCAGGCTCTCACGTTCAGTTTGTGGGTGCGTATAAAAGACCACGGTTTGATGATGGCTCTCAAGATGTCAGGTCTACGTCGGTTGTGAGTGAGAAGATTATTGACCTTGGGTCGGACTATCAGAACATTGAAGATGAGCTTTCTGCACGGTGCGTAGTAGGAACTGCATTTGTGGGAGCATCAGCAACACTGACATTTCATGTTCAGACATCAAATAGTAGGTTATTCACCACCTTTGAAACGATGTACTCATCTTCCGCACTAGCTGTTGGAAGTTTAACGGCAGGTGCGGTGCGGATTAATAATATCGTGTTAAATGATGGGACAAGAGGCGAAATAAAGAGATACCTCCGCTTGTTTTATGAAGTTGGTGGAACAGGTGGATTTACAGCAGGTACAGTCGCAGGAACACTTCTTGTTAACGACACCAACGCTGTCCCTTATGATGAGATAAATAACAAAATCTTTATCGTATCTGACCGTGTTGGCGACACCATGAAGCTCAAGTATTTTGATGGGGCTTATTTGGACACCTCGGAGTATTTCGAGGCACAGGCTAATTCAGGAAGACTCCAACGCATTTTTACAAAGTCTATGCCGTACAAGGGGGAAGACCTTCATCTTTTGAAGTTTGTTCAAGATGCCGATGTCATGACAATTACACATCCTGATTATGAGCCTCGCATTCTCACAAGACAGGGGCATGCTATTTGGAACTTGGCACGCTTGGACTTTAAACCGCCACTTCTTGCACCCACTGGGGTCACAGCAACACCCTCTGTTACAGCGAGTGCTGATACCACATACAGATACAAAGTCACCTGCGTCAATAAAGCCGAGCAGGAAAGCAGGCCATCTGCCATTGCGTCTGCTGTGTCTGTTGCAATGTCAGCCCCTGTCGCCTCTGGCTCTCCTTACCCGAACATCTCTCTTTCATGGACTGCGAACTCAGGGGCAAAGCGATATAAAATATACAGACAGCAGGAAGTCACAGGTGGCTCGCCTTCAACAGGGTCTATGTATGGTTATGTTGGACACACTGAATCAAATTCTTTCACTGACCAGAATGTTTCCCCAGACTTTACTGAAGGTCCTCCTGAAATCTACAATCCTTTTGTCCCCACGACAGCGAGTATAACAACCATCTCTCAGGCGAATCCTGCGGGGGTCTTGTATACAGGAACACCAAGCGAATGGGCAGAAGGTGACCTTGTGTATATCTCGGGGATTGGAGGCATGACTCAGTTTGTGGATGGGTATTACACTATACGGTCAATGTATGGTCCCCCTGATGCCCCCAATTACGGCATGACCTTCTATAACGAGGATGGTGAAACGGTTGATTCAACCTCGTGGACAGCACATACATCAAACACAGGGACAATCCAGAAGCTCGCAAACAATCCCTCATGCAGTGCGTATTTTCAACAGCGTCGGGTCTTTGCAGGGTCAAGTCGGACTCCACAAGGGGTGTGGATGACGAAGACAGGTGACTATGATAACATGGATATTCGCTATCCTGTGAGAGATGATGATTCCATTGAGTTCAATATCACAGCAGGAACATCTGGGCAAATCAATCAAATCAATCACTTGGTTTCCACGCAAAGTCTTCTCGCTCTTACCCTCTCTGGTGCGTTTAGAATATCAGGGGCAGATAATGGGGGTGCTATTTCTCCATCTTCCATTAATGTGAAGCCACAATCTATTTCTACTGGAGCAAACCACATATCACCTGTTGTGATGAATACGGATGTTCTGTATGTGCAGTCTAAGGGGTCAACAGTTAGGGCATTGGCGTATGACTTCTATTCTGATTCGTACAAGGCCGATGATATTTCGTTTCGCTCAAAGCATCTTCTTGAGGCTTCTCCTATCAGGGAATGGGCTTATGCAAGTGAGCCTGACAATATTCTGTATTGCGTTAGAGAAGATGGAAAAATACTGATGCTGTCTTACCTCAAAGAGGCACAGACAATCGCATGGTCATGGGGCGATAGCGTTGGAGATAGTGGTAGAGATAGGTTTAGGTCAGTCTGCACTATCTCTGAAAATGGCGAAGACGTTGTGTATTTTGTGGTGACTCGGTATATCTGCAATGAGAGGGGTTGCAAATTCTACAAATACGTTGAGCGGATGCACTCTCGCAATCTTTACACAGATGGCATTCCAGACATTAAGAAGGCATATTTTGTGGACTGCGGACGGTATTATCAAGGAACACCGATTGATAGAATGAGTGGCCTTGACCATTTAGAGGGATGCACAGTGTCTGTTCTTCTTGATGGGTCTGTTCATCCACCTGTTATTGTGAGGAACGGAACAGCTGTCTTTAATCGTTATGGAAGCTTTATTGCAGTCGGCCTTCCCTACACCTGCGAGCTTGAAACACTGCCTCTCGATAGAGGAAACTTGGGAATTTCAGGAAAAATGAAAACCATAAACAGGGTGACAACTCGTATGGTTCACACAAGGGGCTTGGAAGTGGGTCATGATGACAGTGACATGGAAGAGATGAAGGAAACAGAGTATGACAATACAGAGAACCCTATTCTCTTTACAGGTGACAGAGAAGTGCCAATTAGCTCTTTCATGACACAGCAAGCTTCTGTTAAGGTAAAACAGAAATATCCTCTCCCTGCTGAAATATCAGGGTTGATTCTGGAGGTAACTTTAGGTGACGCATGATAGAGATACGACCAACACACAAGGGCGATATTGACGCTATTGCCCCCCACATGAGAACGATTGACCAGATAGAGTGCAGGGTCTGGTCAGAGAAGACACCGAGGCAGGCTTTGTTGATGTCGTCTGCGTTATCAGATGAGCCTTACACAATCACCATTGATGGCAGGCCAACCGCAATGTTTGGGTGGTCACAGGACTACGGCCTAGGGAAAGATGCGTGTGTTTGGTTTCTTGGCACATCAGAGCTTCATTGCTACACAAGAGAGTTTCTTACGCTTCCCAAGCCCTATTTTAAAAGAATGTTCGAAAAGTATGAAACTGTGTACAATTATGTGGCCAAGGATAATATCAAGGCCATCCGATTCTTAAAGTATCATGGTTTTAAATTTGAAGAAGAAGTGGTAAAAGAAAATATGGTGTTTGTAAAAGCTGTGAGGGAAAAAGATGTGTAATATGGATTTGGCAATGATTGGGGGGCAAACAGCACTGAGTGTGTTTGGTGGTATCTCTCAGGGGCAAAGTCAGAAGGCAATGGCCGAGTACAATGCAACAATCTCTCGGAATAATGCAATGGTCGCAGAGGAAAATGTTAGGGAGGCTCAAAGAGCGGGGGCAATGCAAGAGCAACAACAGCGAGTTAAGATGGCAACCCTATTAGGTGAACAGAGAACTGGGTTTGGTGCATCGGGGGTTGATGTGAATACAGGTACAGCAAAGAAAGTGCAAACAAGCTCTGCCTCTTTAGGATACCAAGACCTTCTCACGATTAGAGAAAATACCAAGGCAAAACGCAAACAGTTGAGGCAACAGGCTGTTGACTTTACCAATCAAGCCAACCTTGAGTTTATGAAGGGCAGTTCTGCACAAAGTGCATCGAACATAGGAGCAATGTCGTCCTTCTTGGATGGGGCATCTAGTTTCTATGGATCTGGTAAAAGTTCAGGTATGTGGGGCGGTAGCTCAAGCATGGGAAGTGGCGTTAGTTATGGCTCAAATCCAATGGCTAGCGGTGGTGGTGGATATATAGGGGGTGGTAGCATGACCACCCTCGGACGATAGGAGGAGTGTATGCCAAGAGTACCAGTATACGAGAATACACAACAACAACTTGACACGATGAACCCTTACTCAAGTGCAAGGGCAACAGCTGAAGACTTTGGTGCAGGCGTTGGTCAGGCTATGATGCAAGCAGGCGATACCCTTGGCAATATGGCTGAGAGGCTGGAGCAAGAGAGAGAGGAAGAAGCCAATCTGAATGTTGAGAGTAAGTATAATAACGAGGTGTTTGATTTACTCAGACAGGCTGATTTGGACTACACAAGTACAGCAGGGGGCAACTCGGTTAGCGGTTATCAGAAAGCAAATGAACGGCTGAATGAGGTTCGCAAGCAGGTTTTAGATGGAATTGAAAGCCCACTTGAGAAACAAAAGATGGAGTTTCTCTTAACCAAGAGGATGAACCAATCAAAAGAGTTGTATGGTCGCCACCGCCAGACACAGTTTGAAGTATACGAGGAAGACACATTCAAAGCTGACCTCGCAAACACAGCAAAATCTGCATCTGATTTTCAAAGTATCCCTGAGATTTCTGACCGTTTCACTCGCACTGGGCTGTACCAGATTGAGCAATTTGGTGAAAAAAGGGGATGGCCCCCAGAAAAGGTGAAGCAGTTTCAGCAAGACCATCTTGATGTAGTGTATGGGAATATTGCAGATGTGAAGTTTCAGCAAGACCCACAAGCAGGGGCATCATGGCTTGCTGACAATCAAGGTAAAATGTCACCAGAGATTTATGCCAAGAAGATGACGACTTACAAACCTGTTCTTGATGGCATACGGGCTGATGCGTATATTCAGAATGCTGTTGCGGGACTTCCAACACAAGGCATGGAGCAACCTGTCCAAGGGGCGGTGTTTGATGTAAACAAGATTGAGAATAGCCTAAATGAGTACACACCTCATATCAAAGAAGCCTCTCTCCAGTCTGGCGTAAGAGAAAGCCTCCTTGCAAAAGTCATTGATGTTGAATCAAATGGCAACCCCAATGCCGTGAGTCCTAAGGGAGCAGGTGGGGTGATGCAAATCATGCCAGCAACCGCCAAGGAGCTAGGGTTATCTAACAAAGACAGATTTAATCCTGCAAAAGCTATTCCAGCAGGAGCAAGGTATTTAGGTCAGCAAATCACAAAGCACGGAGAAGTTCTTGGGACGGCTGCTTACAATGCAGGAGCTGGCAGATTGGTGGGGTGGACAGATAAAAATGGAGTCAAGCACGAGGGTGCTATTTCAAAAGCTCGGAAGAAATACGACACAGCCAATCCTAGCGTAGGTCAAGTCATGGAGTTCATGCCTGACGAAACCAAGAGGTACGTTGACAAGATTTTTAATACAAGCGGTGATGTTCTTTCTGTTGGGGTTAAAACAACGACAAGGGGGCAGTCCACTCCTCCGCAAGATGCACAACAAAATACTCTTCCTGATATTTCCACAAAAGAAGGAGTTAATTCGTTTTTTGCTAGGGAAACAAGAAAAGCACAGCAAATTCAAGATAAGGATGTGAGAAATAAGATTCAAGCAGGCCTCAATCTTTTCAAGAGCAATCAGCTTGCCATAATCAATGCTCAGACCGATGCGGACAATAACGTGGTTTACTCTGCGTTCAATCAGTACATGGCAAATAATAATGGTATTCTTGATGTTGAGAAGGCTCTACACTCCAATCCTCAAGCCCTAGAGGCATTCTCTCGATTTGATGAACAGAAGAAATTCAATATTCTTAGCAAGAAGAACACTGAAGATGAAAGGATGGATAAAGAATTATCAAAAAAATCCAACGTCGCTTTGCTTCAAGCCAAAGCATATTTCTCAAATAACCCTGAACTTCTCAAATCTGTTGATTTCTTGTCCCCTGAATACTCAAAGAACATGACACGAGAGGACACCCTAAAAATGGTCTTGTGGAAAAATGAGCAAGAAAAATCTGTCCCAACTGACCCACTCCACACAAATGTAAACCAAGGGAAAGCTGTGTTTAATGATATGTGGACACAGTTCTACAATAAGCCGACAGCACAAAGGATTCTGTATCTGGCAGATGGCACTCCAACAGAAGATGGCAAGCTGTATCTTTTTCAATATGGAATGTTCATGGAACGCCAAAAGGAGATACAACAGGTTAATGGTGGCAAGCCACTAACAAGGGAAGAGCAAGAGGGCATCATTAGGGATGTTGTTGTTCAAAGCAAACAGGATGTGGCTTATATTACAAAAGAGAAGGCATGGTATACTGCTGGGTTTGGAAGTGATATGCCAGTCAAAAAAACAGGAACACTTTCGGATGTTGCAACATCACTCACGGCAAAGGGCAGTCCACTAGAGGGGCGGAATCCAAGGGATGTTGCGAAGCTTTTGATTGACAGGAGCAAGACAGGTAACCCTGCTGACATATATGAAATTAGAGATTTATTAAACGCCAAGAAAGGGATGAATAATGGAAAATAAAGCAGATCCATTTGCAGGACTTGAGCCTCTCCCTGATAGTTACTTTGAGAAAAACCCACTTCCTCTGTCCTTCTCGAAGCCAACCCCTGAGCAACAACTAAAAGAGCCTTCATTAACTGAGCAGTTTGACCAATTAACAATATCCAATGCAGTTTCTAGTCTTGTGTCATCGCAAGGTGTTTCTCCCGATGATACTCTGAGGGCAAAAGAGATCGGCTCATTCTTGGAAGTTCCCGAGGGTCTTGTTGCCACCGACATGAAGAAGCACGAGAGGGATTACGCTTACAAGAAGAACTACCTGACGATTAAGGATAACAATGACCTTCTTGCGTGGGCAAGCGACCCAGATAATGTAAAGAAAACCATTGATGACCTTGATGCTCTCAAGGCCATTTCAGATAAGTCTAAGCCCAGTCAGTCAGTCCTTCCTTATTTTACAGAGGGTGTTTCTAACTTTGCACAGGGGGCTATTGAAGGCCCATCCATTGCACAGAAAGAAAAATACGAGGCCCTCACATGGATGAGCGATATTTCTAATGGCAATCCACCGACAAAGTTTGATGCGGTAAAACCATCTGATTCGTGGATGTATTCCAGTGGGGAATTTGTAACAAAGTTTCCGACAAGCATTGGTTTGTCTGCTTTGTCTGAGTCGACTAATAAAAGAGCTATTCAAGGAGGAATCGGGGGCGGTGTTATTGGCTCGGCTCTGCCTTTAGTTGGAACAACGGCAGGGGCTTTGGTGGGTTCTGGCTCAGGGGCTGTCGTTGGTATTGCCGAGGACCAAGCTCTCCAGTCAGCAGGCATGATTGCAAAGGAAGCATACGATAATGCTATCAACGCAGGAAAGACTCACGAAGAAGCTATTCCGATTGCACAGCAAGCCATGCTCACGTCATGGGGTGCAAACTTAGCTTTGGGCATATTCCCTGCAATGTCTGGAGCAAAGGCTCTTGTTAATCCAATCCTAGGAAATGCGACAAATAGCGTTGTCAGAACCATGCTTGCTAGCGGTGTAGAGAATGCTGTTGTGGGCGGTGTGACTGAGGCTGTGAATGTAGGGGCAGTTGAGATTGCTAAAGAGCAATCAGGCATGGATAGCCTGCTGAGTAATCCTACGTCTGAAAGCATGATGTCTGCCCTGCAAAGAATTGGCACAGCCTCTGCTCTTGGGGGAATTGGTGGTTCAGCATTAACAGGAGCTATGGCAGGAACAGGACGATTGATTTCAAGGTTCGTGAACAAAGCTCCAAAAGCCCTCAATCATGAACAGATTCTCACAGGTGTGCTTGATTCAATGGCAAACAGCAAAACCCTTGTGCGTGACCCAGAAACATTCAGGGAGTTTACCAAGTTTGTTCTGTCTGAAACGGATTTCCACACGGTTGATGTACCTTATGACACCTTGTACAATCAGATGGAGAGAAACCCTGACCTGTGGCGTGCTGTGTTTCCAGATATTGACCAGAGGCTCGAAACAGCCGGCAAGACAGGAGAGAACATCTCTCTCAATACAGCATCATTCCTGACGTATTTCCAGAATGAAGCAAGGGAGCTTCTCCCTCAGGTGTTAACTGACCCTGACGGCATGACTGCGGATGAGGCGAGAGAAACACTCAAGGTTCTTCCTCAACAGGTGCAAGACGACCTTAATGCTTTTGTTGAAAAGCTCAATGAGAAGCAGACTGATACTGGGGATGATTACAGAGCTATCATCTACAAGGATGTCATAAAGAAACTGGATGACGGTGGGTTTGATAACAATCCTAACTTCAAAGGAAAAGACAAAAACGGTATCGCAATGATTGCCCTCCAAAGAGCAATCGGACGGTCTATCCAGCGGTACGGCACACCAGATAATGCTCTGAATGAGTATAATCGCAGTCCATTTGTATTCCAGTTCCTCAAAGAGGGAGAGGGTGCAGATGCGAGGGCAATGGATGCTTACAATGAGTTTCAAGGAAATCCAAAGCCCACCGTCATTGACCCTAATGAAGAACGCTATAAAGACATCCTGACTTTCACGAGTGGAAAGAAAGCTGTTGGTCTGAGTGCCATCAAGAGGCTAGGGAAGATTAAAAGTGATGACGAAGCTCGTGGTGTCCTTGCACGGTTAGAGCAGGAAGGGATTATTGCTCCAGCCAACAAAGCAGGGTCTCACACTGTCATCGCCAATGCTAAAAAACCACCAAAGGTAGCACAACCTACCCCAGACCCAATCGGTGACAGTGTATCACCAGTTGAACCTGAACCTATTGTTACACCTGAACCTACTCCCGAACCAGAACCTGCTCCTCAATCTGAACCTGAGCCACCCGTCACAAAGGTGAAGGCAACAAAAGCAAAGCCTGCGAAAGCAAAGAAGAGCAAGGAGAAAGCTCAAGAACCTGAATCTATCTCTGAACCAAAACCAGAAGAGGCAACCCCCAGCACTCCCGTCTTGTCTTACGAAAAGGGTGATTACTGGGTTCAATCTCGTGGTGACCTTGGGTATGAGATTTACAAAAACACAGATGACCTGTCTGAGCGTGTGGCTGTTATTGAGGAAGCAGGCGATGAGGGGTTAACCAAAGCCAAAGCGTGGATTGGCCAGAATGATGGCACTGCCCCTGAGTTTGATGTAAAGAACCAAGGTGAGTATGGTCGGATTACTGCCTTCAAGGATTTCTCTGTCATTCAGATATTCCAAAAGGGTGACGTTGCCACTATCAGCCATGAGTTTGGCCACAAGTTCTTGGACGAGTTCTTCTTTGATGCCATGGATGCTACGCTCACCAATAAAGACACCACCCTCATTGAGGACTTTGAAAGCACAAAGAAGTGGATGTATGAGAGCCGAGAAACTCTCTTTGACTTTGAGATAAAGGCCAACCCTGCAAGCAAAACTGAAATTGATAAAATCAAGGCAAGGGGTGACGACTACATCAAATCTTTCATTGAAGGTGGTCTAAAATCAAAGGACAGCACTGATGCATTTCTCAAGACAATCCTTCACGAGGGATGGGCAAGGTCATTTGAATGGTACATCAAAGAAGGCAAAGCTCCAAACAAAGGGCTAAGAGGGACGTTCATTCGCTTTGGAAACCTCATCAAGGCTATCTACAAGGGGATTAAGGATTACGGCGTTCCCCTGTCACCAGAGATTAAGCTTGTGTTTGACAGACTTCTTGCGACAGATGATAAAGTCAACCAACTCACAGCAGAATATGGCATTGACCCCATGTTCAAGGATGGAGCGACATCTGGAATGGATGACGCAAGTCACACTGGGTATGTGAAGAAGTATGCCACTATCTTCGGTGAGATTTCTGACAAACTCCGCAAACGAGCTATGAAGGCCGTCACAGAGAGGAAAACAAGAGTTGGCAAGGAAGAGATGTTTGCTATACGTCAAAGGCTTATGGATGAAAGCGATGCCTCTCCAGAGATGCAGACCTTTAGGGCTATTACGGAAGATGAAGACCTTAAAATCAAACCAAGTGATGCACAGGCAATATTCGGCATTGACCCTGCTCTCCTTCCTAAAGAGGTGCTATCTGAGGACGGTGTATCTCCAGACCTTGTTGCTCAAAGACTTGGGTACGGCACAGCAAGAGAAATGGGACAACATCTTGCAGATTTGGAAAGCATGAGAAAGAGTGTTACTGGGAATAAAGACATCAACATGGAAGATGCGAGAAGGCTTAGTGTTGAGCGTAAAGCAATGGATGAATTCAGCTCACTCAAGGATGCTGAGCATCAATCGAACCCTGAGCAAGAGCTGTTTGATTCACGGATTGCAGAGGTGTTGACAGACGAACTGAATCACTTAAGAAGCCTGCAAGATGGTGAGTCAATGCCAATCGACCCCAGTGCGTTCAAAGCCTCTGCTCGCAAACTGTTCGGTAGTGTTGGCAATAAAGATGCGTCAAGGAATTACAAGAAGTATATTAACTCAGCAAAGAGAAACGGTAAGAAGGCACAAGAGTTCTTCGATAAAGGGAAGTACGATATTGCATCCAAGTACAAACAACAGCAAATTATGTCTATGTTTCTTGCAAAAGAGGCTCGTGATTTCGGCAAAAGAGTCAGGCAGACGGAGCGTCTTGTAAAAAGGATTAGTCGGAACAAGACCATCAATGGTGTTTCTCATGCCCACATGGAATTGCTTCACACCCTCCTGAATGACTCAGGGATTACAACAGCGCGGTCTGTGAGAAAATCAAGAGAAGGTTATGACAAACCAACTCTTCCTGAGAGCTTCGCAAAGGCTCTCAAGAAGTTTCGTGAAACTGATGAATGGGGAACACGGGCTGATGTTTACATTGGAGAAACTCTAGAGAGTGGGGCTAAGGACTGGGATAACCTGACCGTTAATGAATATGATGACCTGTCAAACACTATTTTCTCTAT